ATACAACAGATTATCCAATTCATGGATAAAGTATGTGAGCAGAAGATACAACCATTTATTGATGAGAGTTACCAGGAGCTTGCTACGTATGTTAATGCGTATGCCCAAAAGATGAGAATGAAGCGTGAAGGTCTTTCGAACAAAGGATTCTGGACGGCCAAGAAACGCTATGTTCTCAATGTCTTCAACAACGAAGGCGTTCAGTATGATGAGCCTGACATGAAGATTATGGGTCTTGAAGTGGTGAAATCTTCAACACCTGCTATCATCCGTGAAAAGATGAAAGAGGCTATCTCTCTAGTCATCAACACCGATGAAGCAACTGTTCAGGATTTCATTTTTAACCTGCGTGAAGAATTTAAGAAACTGCCGCCTGAAGATATTTCATTCCCTCGTGGTGTGAATGGCATTCGGGAGTATTCTGATTCTTCCGCACTATATAAGAAGGGCACACCAATTCATGTGAAGGGTGCGATTCTTTATAACCATCTTTTGGCAGAAAAGAATCTCATAAAGAAATATCCTCTGATTAAAGAGGGTGAAAAGTTGAAATTCACATACTTGAAGATGCCGAATCCACTCAAAGATTCTGTAATCTCATTTCCAGTCCGATTGCCAAAAGAATTTGGTCTGCAAGAATACATTGATTACGAAATGCAGTTTGAAAAAACATTCATCGAACCGATGAAGATTATACTTGATTGTATTAACTGGAGAGTTGAGAAGGAGAATTCGCTAGAAAGCTTCTTTGCATGATACAAGCAATATTACCTTTTATAACGGCGATAGCTTTATCGGCTATCGCCGCATTTTATTCGGTGATTGGTTTAGCGCAAATATTTCCTGGTTCTTTTTGGCCAATTATTATTATGGGTTCTACATTAGAACTCGCAAAACTTGTAACAGTTTCATGGCTATATAATAATTGGAAAGAAACAGTTAGTGTAATGAGATATTATTTCATTGCAGCAATTGTTCTTTTGATGTTGATTACCAGTATGGGTATTTTTGGTTTCTTATCTAAAGCCCACTTAGAGTCAAATGTTGTTTTCGGCCAAAACAATGTACAATTACAAATTTTATCTGCACAAGAAAAAATTGCTAAAGACCGTTTAACATATTTGTTGAAGCAATCAGAAGACCCAAGTAAGAATACTGCTAGGCTTGACCGAGAAATACGAAACACACAAAATGAATTGGCAAAAATTACAAAAGAAAAATTGCCACTATTAACTGAAGAGAACAAGTTGGCGGCAGAAATTGGTCCTATCAAATATGTCGCCGAGTTGTTCTACAATACAAATGATGAAAACCTTATAGATAAGGCTGTACGCCTCGTAATTTTAGTTATTATATTTGTTTTTGATCCATTGGCAATTCTTCTGTTGATTGCGGCGAATCAAACATGGCGAAATCGAAAACCACGCCTTGACAAACAACATAATGATAGTATAGAATTGATATCTAAAGATCAAATCGTTTATATAAAACTTGGAGAAACAAATGAGCATACTTGAAAAACTGAAGAAGAATTCCACAATTAAAGATACGGCAATTCTTTCCAAATCTAAATTCTTCAATGAGAAGGATCAAATTACTACACCAGTGCCGATGGTGAATGTAGCATTTTCTGGCAGTCTCAATGGTGGTTTTACGCCTGGCCTTACAATGTGGGCAGGTCCATCGAAACACTTTAAGACTGCATTCAGTCTGTTGATGGCTAAGGCATACATGGACAAATATCCTGATGCTGCGCTCTTGTTCTATGATTCAGAATTTGGCACACCAATCAAATACTTCGAAACATTTGACATTGATATGGAAAGAGTTGTGCATACACCTTTGACTGACATTGAACAGTTGAAGTTTGATATCATGCAACAGCTTCAAGAAATCAATCGTGGCGACAAAGTGATTATTGTCCTTGATTCGATTGGTAATTTGGCATCTAAGAAAGAAGTTGAAGATGCTCTTGAAGGTAAGTCTGTTGCTGATATGAGCCGTGCAAAACAAGTGAAGAGTTTGTTCCGTATGGTCACACCACATCTCACACTTAAAGACATTCCAATGGTCGTTGTCAATCACACATACAAAGAGATAGGTATGTTCCCGAAAGATATTGTTGGCGGCGGCACAGGTTCTTATTATTCTGCTGACAACATTTACATTCTCGGCCGTCAACAAGAAAAAGATGGCACCGAGATTACTGGTTATAACTTTATTATCAATGTAGAGAAATCACGATATGTCAAAGAAAAATCTAAAATACCTGTTAATGTATCTTTTGACGGTGGTATTAACAAGTGGTCTGGTCTACTTGACATTGCACTTGAGTCCGGCCATGTGGTTAAACCTTCCAATGGTTGGTATGCAAAAGTAAGTCAAGACACTGGTGAAGTTGGCAACAAAGTAAGATACAACGACACTCAAACCGCAGAATTTTGGACTGAAGTTGTTGAAAATGAATCATTCCAAGAATTCGTGAGGAAGAAATATGAAATCACTTATGGCAGCATTATGGGACAAGCTGAAGTGGTGGAAGAAGCCGAAGATGCTTGAAGAAGGTAAAGATTACCACTTCATAGACTTCAACAATACTGACATAACTGGCATCGAATTACTGATGCCAGAATTCAGAGGTGTTCTTTTCAATTATGAAAAGGCAGGAGTAATTGAAGAAGGTGAAATTGCTCGTTTGAGTTTCGGTTATACTATTGTTCATCCAGGTGAACATGACATAGATGACTTGAATAAGAATGAAAAATTTCATACAATAATGGGTGACCTGTTGACCCAAATTTTAATGGCTAAGATTGAAGATGAGACTAGAAACAACAATTCTGAAAAACCTGATTTTTTCTGAGGACTATACACGCAAAGTATTGCCATTTATACAACCAGAATATTTTTCTGACAACAAGGATAAAAATCTTTTCAAGTTCGTTTCAGAATTTGTTAACAAATATAAGAATTTGCCAACTTATGAATCACTTGTAATTGAACTGAATGATTCAAGGTCTTTGACTGAACAAGAAGTTAAAAACACCATTGGTCTACTTGATGAAATTAATCAAAACAAAAATGAACCAACTGAAATTCGATGGTTAATTGAACAAACTGAAAAGTTCTGCCAAGACAAGGCAATTTACAATGCGATTATGGAATCTGTTTCAATTCTGGATTCCAACAACACTAATAAAAACAAAGGCGAAATTCCTAAGTTACTTTCAAATGCGCTCGGTGTTTCTTTTGATTCTCATATTGGTCACGATTATATTAATGACTACGACTCCCGATTCGAATTCTATCATCGACAAGAGACTAGAATTCCATTCGACCTAGAACTTTTCAACACAATCACCAAGGGTGGTTTGCCAAACAAAACTCTCAGCATTTGTTTGGCTGGCACTGGCGTTGGTAAGTCCATGTTTATGTGTCATGTGGCTGCATCTTGTTTATCGCAGGGTCAAAATGTCCTGTACATCACACTTGAAATGGCCGAAGAGCGAATTGCTGAGCGTATCGATGCCAATCTTTTGAATGTGACGATGAATGATCTTCACACAATGACAAAGTTGGAGTATGACCGTAAATTTGATTCACTTCGAACAAAGACGCATGGCAAGTTGATTATCAAAGAGTATCCGACTGCTGCAGCTAACGCAATGCACTTCCGTGCCTTGTTGAATGAATTGCATCTGAAAAAGAACTTTGTGCCTCAGATTATCTTTATTGATTATTTGAACATCTGTTCTTCTTCTCGTATCAAACCTGGTGCGAATGTGAATTCATATTCGTATATCAAGGCAATTGCTGAAGAACTTCGTGGTCTTGCTGTTGAGTTTAATCTGCCAATCGTTTCTGCCACACAGACAACACGATCTGGTTTCACCAACTCTGATCCTGGTCTTGAAGATACTTCAGAATCGTTTGGTTTGCCTGCAACTGCTGACTTTATGTTTGCTTTGATTTCTACTGAAGAACTAGAACAGTTGAATCAAATCATGGTGAAACAATTGAAGAATCGTTTTGCTGATCCAAACTCTAACAAACGATTTGTTGTTGGTGTTGATCGTGCAAAGATGAAACTCTATGATGTTGAACAACTGGCACAAACAGGCATTGTAGATTCAGGTCAAGTTGAGGACACTCCGCCTCTGAACACATTTGGCAATCGTGAAGGTAAATTCAATCGAAAGTTTGAAGGTTTCAAAGTATGAAACTAACTAAAGAACAAGCACTTCATTGTGCTGAAGTCTTTTCAAATTACTTTGATCGGTTTGAACGAATCGATGATTACATTCGTGACCAAAAACTAAACTCTCTTTCGAGTAGACCTGTTACCTTGCCTGGCATGGGACCTGAAGATGATTTGTTTTCAGATTTCACCATGCATCCAAATGACATGGACTTTGAACTGGTCGAATTGCCTCAAGATACTTGGGACATTTATTTGAATATGATTTCTTCACATTCAAATATGACTAGTATTCCTGGTCGTTGTTTTCGATTGGCAGTTCTTGAAAAGAACACAAAGAAGTGGGTTGGTTTTATTCGCCTCG